CCTAAAGTCAATCAGCGCCACCCGGGCCGAACTGAAGTTCACCCCCGTCATGTCGCCGGTCATCATTTCGTAGGTCACCTGCATGCCAGCGGCAATCAGGTGCAACTGGTGCTTCACGTAGGCCTCGTAGCCCGGGGCCACCTTCGGCTCCACCAGCGTCAGGTTCACCCCCGCAGGCACCGTCGCCACCCCGCCCGATGGCAACTCACCCAGCGAACCCGCCGCCTGCGTCTGCCCCACATCGGGTGCCGCCATTTGCGACACATCGCCCGACGCCAGCACACCCAGCCGCGTCTCTAGGTTCTTGCGCGCCAGCTCGGCATCCTCATACGTCTGCAAATCACGCACCCGCGCAATCACCGACGCCAGCGTCGACACCCCACGCCGCGCCCCTGGCCGCTTCGCCTTGAACACATGCACAATGCGGTTCGCAGGCACCGGCACCGACGCCCGCAACCCCCGCACCGTCTTAATGTCGCCCGGGTGCTCGTTAAACAGCCAGTACGCCGTCACCCGGCCAATCGGGTCATACTCAATGCCGTTCACTACGGTATTGCCGCCCACCGTGCCGTTCTTGCTGCTGTCCAGGTAATCCACCTCCAGCACCTGCAACTGCAACGGCACCGGCAAGCCATCGGCCATCGAACGCGGCCGCAACCGAATCAGCACCTCCCCATCAATGCGCAGCGCCCTGAACGCCCTCGACCACAGCCCATACAAATCCGACACCCCATCTGCATCGGCCACCGCCTGCCAGGCATCCCACACCGCATCCACCTGGCGGCGTAGCACCAGGTCAGCCGCCAGCGAACGCGGGGCAATGCCGGTGCCAATCACATGCTCCACCCGGGCATCCACCGCCCGCTCGATGTACGGCACGTTCTTCACCAACGCCCGGGCGCGGCTGCGCAACTCCGACGCATCGGCCAAATGGTCACTGTTGGCCGACGCCCCGGCGCGGCGCGGCACCCAGCCATCGGCCCGGCTCGCGCCCTCGTAGGCACGCTTCGTCAGCACCTCACGCGCCGCCAGGCGGCGCACACCGGCACGCGGGTCAAAGTAGCCCACCAGCCGATCCACAAAATTAGGCTTGGCCATCAGAACCCGCGCAACGTGGTAAACACAAAACGCCCCGTGCGCACCCGCTGCTGTGTGCGGTTCGCTGCCAGGTCGCCCTCAATCGTCTGCCGCGCCTTCAGCAACTCATCCATCGAGCGGTAAGTCACCTGCTTGCCATCCGAGCTGCGCACCGTCAGCTCGCCAGAAGCAATCGCCGCGTTAATCGCGTCAAGGTCAGACTGGGTAAACATGCCGCCACTGTGCCCCGCCACTTGTGCCAAAGCAGGGCAAGGCTGTCACAACTTATGCCCCCGCATCCTCATTCAAGTACCGGTACACCGTGCGGCGGCTCACCCCATAGCGCCGTGCCAGCTCCGACACATTGCGCCCGCTGTAATCCCGGCGCACCATCGCCATCAACGCCTGGCGGTCCCTAAACGTCGCGGCGTAATGCTTCTCCCCACCAAACATCTCCCGCGCCTTCGCCTCAATCTCCGGCAACTTGTCATACAGCTCAGGCACCACCCCACACTCCTGGCGCACCACCTCCAGAATCTCGGTAATGATGTCCACCCGGTCAGGGTTACTCTGCGGCAACGGCCCCACAAACACCTCGGCACGCTGGGCACCCCGTTTTTTCACCATCTCGCTCACCAGCTTCTCCTAAAAGAACTCGACACCCGCGCACGCGGCACCGCGGCTGCCGCCGTCCCGCCAGTACCCGCAGAACCGCCCGGCAAGGCAGCGGGCACCACACCCGGGGCCGCACCCTGCACCGCACCAGGTGCTGCAGCCGCCTCCAGTCCCGCAACCGGAGCCACCGCCACCTCGGGCAGCACGGCAAACAAATCCCGCACGGTCGGTGCAATCACATCCTCCAGCCGGGCCCACTGCACCTCCGTCCAGCGCTCAATGCCCACCCAAATCGCGGCGGCATACGCATACACGGCACAGTCCAGCGCCTCATTGCGCCGGCCGTTCGGCTTCACCCACTCCATACGGGCGTGCCCCTTCACATACTTCGTCACCAGCCGCTCGGCGGTCATCTGCTCAAACTCATCCGTGCTGGCCAGCACCTTCGGCAAGTGCACATAACCCGGCCCCGGCTGGCCACTGCGCAGCCGGCCATAAATCACGCCTTTGGCAATGTCGGTGCCCACCATCCACAGCTTCACGCCCTTCGGAATCTTGTGGCCGCGCCAGGTCACATCAATGTCACTGGGCTTGCCCAGAATGGCCTTGCCCTTCACGCTCGACCCCTTCACCGCCAGCACGTTGGCCTGGTGGTGCGCCCGCACATAGGCGTACACCTGCTGCGTGTGGTGCCCGCCCGTGTCAATGGCACACGCCCGCACCAAGACCTGCGAACCACTCGCATGCACATACGGCGTGCGCCGCCGCTCCGTCAGCCGCGTCCATACACTCCCCGGCTGCCCCTCCTCCACTGCCGGGTCGCCATACACCACCTCGCGGTCAATCAGCCAACTCTCCTGGCCACGGCCCCATGCCCACGTCCTGAACTCAATCCGGTCGCCCTGCACGTCCACGCCCATGGTCAGCATCAACCCGCCATGCGGCACATGCCCCAACGGGTAGTCCTCGGCCCGGCGCGCCAGCTCGTGCGTCGCCACCTTGTCGCCCTGCTCCTCCCAGGTCTCGGCCAGCACCGTGTTGGTAAACGTCTTCAGCTTCGTCACATCGCCCTGCTTCGCCGCCATCTGCGCCTCGTGCCACTGCGCCACCAGGTCGGCCCAGCTCACCCAGCCCAGCGGCGCATACAGCGCATTCATCTGGTAGCCCGTCTGCTTACCCGGGCGGCTCGCCGCCTTCGACGCCACCCAACGCCACCGCTCCAGCATCCAGGGCTTGTGGTGCTCCTCAATCTGGCCACCGCAATGCCTGCACAGGTAGTGCACCGTCGTGTAATCCGGCGAACCATCCTCCCGCTTGCGCCACTTCAAGCCGTGCTCACTCTTTGCGCCCCACTCCAGCGCCTGGTGCTCGCCACAGTGCGGGCACGGCACATGCAACCGGCAGGCATTCGTCTGCAGGTAAGCGCCCTCAATCCGGCTAAAGTCCTTCGTGGTCGGCGTCGACACCTTCAACACCTTGCGCCGGGCAAACGTGCTGGTGCGCTTTTCGGCCAGCGCCACCGGGTCGCCCTCCCCATCCACATCCAGCGGGTAGGCGTCAATCTCATCCAGGAACAAATACCGCACCGGCATCGAGCGCAGGCTGGCCGCACTGTTCGCCCCAGACACCACCAGCACCCCACCCGCAAAATCCTTCATCAGCGTGGTGTTCGCGTCATCGCGGCTGCGGTTGTCGCGCACCTTCTTGCGCAGCACCGGCGTCTCTTCCAGCATCGGCGTGATGCGCTGACGGCTGAACCGCTTGGCCATGTCGGTGGTGGGCTGCACACACATCACCGGGCCCGGCTCGTTGTCAATGATGTAGCCCAGCCAGTTCATGCCGCTCTCGCTCTTGCCAAGCTGGGCGGCAAACATCACCACCACCTCTTGCACCGCGCTGCGCGCACTCAGGTCATCCATGATCTGGCGCAGGTACGGCGTGCGGTCTGTACGCCACGGCCCCGGCTCACTCGACGCCTTGCCCGACAACATGCGGTTGGCGTCAGCCCACTCGCTCACCGTCACCGCAGCCGGGGGCCGCATGAACTGCGAGAACAGCTCACCCACCAACCGCTCAGCCCGGCCTTCATCACCCAACACCACCGACTCACGCGCTCCCATGGTCAGGCCACCTCCTGCACGGGCACCGCATCACGGCTCAGCTCGGCCAACGCCTGGCGCAACTCATCCTCGAGCACACGCGCCACCTGGTCCACATCCGTCTGTGCCGCCAGCATGGGTGCCAACCGGCTCGGGATCTGCAGCAGCGCATCCCGCGTGCTCGACACCCGCTTGGCCCACGCACCCCGAATCACATCCACCCGGATCAGCTTGCCCTCCAGCTCAGCCTCGCGCATCTCGGCCAGGTTCGCCTCGGCAATCTCGCGGCGCGTGCGCGCCATCTGAAAGTCCTCGTCGCCCAACTCGGCAGGCCCCAGTGGCGGAAAGGTCGGCGGCACAACCACCACCGGCCCCGGCTCCACCGGCATCTGATCGGACTTGGCCTCGGCGCTCGACACCCTTGAGCGCACACCGATGTTTTTGCTGTACCACGCCTTGGCGGATTCCACCGAA